TCCCGTCAATCCCGTGTTACTGTCATAGACGTTGCCCTCGGGCGACCACCAAAACACCGGAAACCACAATGCCTTTCCTTTCCAAGCAAGCCTCTGCTGCTGTTACGTCCAACAGCACCGGCGGCGGCTACCTCAGCCTCAGCAAGCTCCCCGACGGCGGCTCCGTCCGCTTCGCGCTGCTGACCGACGAACCCCTGGAGTTCTACGAGTGCTGGGGCCAAGCCAACGGCGCCTCCAAGCCTTTCCGCTTTGACTACGAGCCCACCATCGAGGACGTAACGACTGAGATGGGCGAGTTCGAGCCCCGCGAAGGCCGCGGCGGCCCTGGCACCGCCGACGTGAAGTTCGCCATCGCCTGCCCGGTCTACAACTACGAGTCCGGCAAAGTCCAAGTCCTGCAGATCACCCAGAAGTCCATCCTCAAGGAAATCGACCAGATTTCCCAGATGGAGGATTACGAAAACCTGCTGGAGTGGGACTTCACGATCAGCAAGAAGGGCAGCGGCCTGCTCACCGAGTACACCGTCCGCCCCGTCCCCCGCAAGAAGGGCAGCCAAGAGCACGTCGATGCCGCCTGGCTCGAAGCCAAGGCCGAAGGCTTCGACATCAGCCGACTTCTCAGTGGTGGCAACCCTTTCAAGGCAGCCTGATTCGTAACATAAAAACTTTTATGTTGTGCCGCCCCCTCTAACCCAGGGGGCTTTTACTGGTATTATCAGATTGGGAAAGAATAACTTCATGGCCTCCAACACCCAAGACACGCTGGCAGGACTGCGTAAGTGGAGGCTGGAGCAAGATAATTCAGGCCCCTTCCGGGTCTACCGGGACATCAAAGGTAATGTATACCATAGTGTTACACACATCCTGAAGGAGACGAGCGACAAAACCGGGCTGGAGCGCTGGGAAGCCCGCCTGGGACCAGTGGAGGCAAGCTGCCAGCGCAATGTTGCCGCCACCCGAGGCAACATGGCCCACAGTCAGGCTGAATATTTGCTTAAGACTTCGATGCAGCTGGCACGTTCCACTGCAAACAAGCGCAACGCCATCCGCTGGGATGATCAGGGACTAGCCCGGATTCCCTCGCCAATCACACAATGGGCCCTGAAAAGGGTCCGCCCCAACGTCCCCCGCGTTGGCTGGAGCGCCTCCGGCTATGCCCGCAGCTTGTCCGACTGGATCGCCGAGAACGTCACCGAAATTTTCGCCAGCGAATTTTCCATCCACCACCCGGCAGGATTCGCTGGAACCTGCGACGCCCTCATCGGCATGAAGAATAACGAGCTGGTACTAGCGGACTGGAAAACCAGTGTGGGCCGCAAGACTAAAAAAGACGACGACGGCTTGGAGCGCCTACCACCCGGCCATTCATACATCGACCAGTGCGGCGCCTACAGCCTGGGGCTTAGCCACCTAACCGGACTAAGGCCAACTGGAGCCGCTATCGTGCTAGCACGCCGCTGCGGCAGCCCAAACATTCATTACATGTCGGCTCATGACCTCGCCGACGCAGAAGAATCATTCATGGCTCGGGTGGAGCAGTATTTCGCCGCGCTGGTTGACAATCCGGTTGACAATGCAGCCCTTGCTGGTTGACAAATGGACCTTCCCTTGGGCATCACATGCCATTCATGTCGCTGGTACGTTTCTGACACCTGCCGGCGCCATTCACCAAACCATTCAGGATGGCCATTCACTACACCCGATGCCTGGTGCGGTGACTGGGAGCGGCGCTGGGACAAGGTGGATGGTAGCTGGCAGCCGGCACCGTAAAAAGCCATTCATGTCTCGGGCTGGCGCCCTCGACGAAAAGCCATTCATGCGGCATGAAAACCCATTCATGACTGGGGCTAAAAAGCCATTCATGGTGTCTTACTGCGTGTCTCATGAGTCTCACTGCTGAGACGGTGTTGCTGGCGCCATTGGCTGGGGCCCTGCTGGGGCTGGCGTGGGGTCTGTTGCTGGGGCGTCTTAGGGTGATTCTCGTGAGTCTCACGGCAAGACGGTGAGAAGCCCCCACCGGATGGCAGGGGCTGGGGCGTGCTCACCCCTGCGGGGCTCGCACCTTGCGGGGCTTGCTGACACCAGCATCGGATCGAACCTTGCGGGTTGCGCCCTTGCTGGAGCGGGTGCGGTTGCGTGGGGCTGGCGGTTGATCGGTGCGCGAAAAAATACCCGTAGCTTGTGGAAAAAGTGCAGCGGGTATGTCGGCGCCGCCGTTGCAGCGTTGGCACGCTCGCCAGTAGGGCACCAGTTCCCGCCACAGCTGGAGCGGGCCCTCTTTGCCATGGGCAGCTTGCAGGGCCAGTAGATCAGCCCAGTCCGAAGCGGCCAGGCTGGAGCGTTCTACTGCCCACCGCAGATCCCGGAGCTGGCGCTTCTCCAGCCGCAACTGTTCACGCTCAAGCTCTCGGGCATCCAAGGCCAGCTGCTTACGCTCGCGCGTAGTATTCCAGTCTCCGCCGCTCATGACTGGGGCGCCTCCACCGCTTCGAGGGTGTACACCGGCAGCCCCTTAGGGTCGGTGATGGCAGCTGGGGCGATCGTGATCAGGCCCCGGGCCTGCAGCGATTCCGCGATTCTGTGGTCACGCTGGGGCATCGCCACAAAGTGTGGGCCTGGATTGCGGCGGAGGAAGTTAAGCCAGTTCCGCTGGAGCGGGCCTAGCGGGCGGTTGCCGAAGTTGGGTGGCATGGGTCCCTGGGTTGGGGTTTGCCGTTAAACAGTAGCACCGGGCGCAAGCTTGCGAAATCGCCACCTATGGCATACAGTATGGGAGCACTTCGGCAGACCCTGCCATGGCATACCAAACCCCACGCCTACGGCCCGAACGGTTCCTAGGTCTCAGCTGGGACCAGATCACCACGCAGCTTCAGGGGCTGGAACGCCAGCAAGCCCTGGCGGTGTGGCAATGGGCAGCCCCCCGGTTCAGCAGCCACGGCACTGCACAGGCTGCCCACTGGAACCGTTACGGGGCCGGCAAAACTTACCGCCGGATTGATGCAGTCCGCTGCTGGCTGGGGCTGGCACCCTACCGCACTTGACGCCGGGCCACTTCCGGTTCTACTGTTCAACACGTAAGCCCACCCGAGGCCCCCCATCATGACCATCACCCGCAAGCAGTACCTGGCGCACTCCGCCGACTTGTTCCACGCTTACTTTCTACAGTTCGCCGGCAACGGCTACCGCTCCGCTTTAGCCGGCATGTTCGGGCCCGAGGAACTGCTAGCCAGTCAGGATCCGAACTTTAACGACATAGACCTAGCCCGCTGGGATGATGCAGCCCGCAAGCTGTACAGCCGGATTGACCATCAGCGCGTGATGGCAGCCGGTGAGATCTACAGCCTTAGCACTGGGGTATGCACCGCCAAAGCTATGGCGCGAGAGCTGGTCAGCTGGCACCGCTGACCCACGGCACCCCCACCTACTAACGGCCCGGCCACTGTGCCGGGCTTTTTCGCGGCGCTCGCTTCGCTCGCTTGCGAAACGTGATAGCAGGGCCGCTTATCATTGGCGCAGATAGTTTGTGACTCTAACCGTGGCGGATTGTGACGGCCAAGAAGTAAACGTGCCGCGTACCGTCGCCAATGACGAGAGCAAGCGCTGGCGTGGTGGCAAGGGCTCAAGTGTTCGCGTAGAGGAGCGGGCTAACTGGTGCTACGCGGAGATTCTGAACGGTGGTACGCGACGGCAGATCACCCAGAAACTAGCGGATCGCTTCGGGGTGTCTGTCAGAACAGCAGACGACGACTACAGCCGGGCCGCCGAACTGCTGAAAACAGAACAAATCGCAACGCGTGGCGATCTGCTGAACCAAATCCAGGCGCTACGCTTATCTGCCTGTAGAAAGGCCATGGCGAAAGGCCAGCTGCAGACTGTGGCGATGCTGCTCAAGGACATGGGCGCCGTTATCGGTGAGGCTGCACCAGAACAGCAAGCCGCCGCGGCCCCCGTGCTGCGCGTGGAGATCGACGACAAGCGCAACGCGTGAGACCCAAGAGACTCACCGCCTGGGGCTAGCAATCCGGCCGATCCTGTGCAACAATAGGGCCAAGCTCACCACGCTCCCCCATGACATCCCGCACCCTGACCCTGGCCGCCGTGCTGCTGACCGCCGCCGTCGTGGCGATGGGCTACGACAACAGCCGCCAGCTGGCACGCTGCGAAGCTACCGGCCGCGGCCCGACAGAGTGCCGGCTGCTGGTGCTCGGTCGCTGAGGATTAGTACAGCTGTACTTGCAAGAGATTTTCTAATTTTCTGCGGGTACAGCTGTACTACAATACAACCGTACTAGCGACCGGGGGGAGGGTTGCAGAAATAGTACGTACGTACCGGGGGGCGGGGAACCTACTGATACATTCGCAATTCTCTCTTCTGTAGTAAACTAAGCTCTTCTGTACTACAGCCTCCGATGCTTTCACTGGCACTCACCCTTGCCCAAGTCATCCCCGTCATTCGCGTGGGTCAGACATGCCCATTGGGGTACTACACCCAAGGCAACTACTGCGTCCCCAGCTCCGCCTCCCGCCCAAAACAAGCCATCAACTCCGCTGGTGGTGTTTGCCCACTAGGTATGTATACCTTTAGTAGCTACTGCGTCCGCACCAGCGACGACTAGGGGGGGGGGAGGGGTCGAATTTCTGTAATACCCTAGAAGGTACCCGTCCCCGAAAAAGTGACTGACACGGCTGGAACCCTCTCGCTCCGCTACGCCCAGGGGCAAGTGTTCTCCAGCCGTAAACGCTTCCGTGTCTTGGTTGCCGGCCGCCGTTTCGGCAAGAGCTACCTCTCCTGCATCGAACTCTTGCGTGGGGCAATCGAACGCCCCGGCGAAACCTTTTTCTACGCCGCCCCCACCTACCGCATGGCGAAGGACATCGCCTGGAAGGTACTAAAAAAGCTAGTCCCAAAAGCCTGGATCAAATCCAAGAACGAAACCGACCTGAAAATCGAGCTAGTCAACGGCTCGACAATCGAACTGAAGGGCACTGAAAACGCCATGGCTCTCCGAGGCCGCAGTCTGGCTGGCGTGGTGCTCGACGAAGCCGCCTTCATGTCCGCCGAAGTCTGGTTCGAAGTCATCCGACCCGCACTCGCCGACAAACAAGGCTGGGCACTCTTCATCTCCACCCCCGACGGCACCGCCAGCTGGTTCTACGAACTCTGGCAATACGCCGACTCCGGCGATTCCGACTGGAGCCGCTGGCAGTTCACCACCATCGAAGGCGACAACGTCCCACCGGAAGAAATCGAAGCCGCCCGCAGCCAACTCGACTCGCGCACCTTCCGCCAAGAATTCGAAGCCAGCTTCGAAAACCTGAGCGGCCTCGTCGCCGTCTCCTTCAGCGACGCCAATATCTCCACCGACGCAGCCGACATTTCAATACTTCCACTCCTTTTGGGGGTGGACTTCAACGTGGATCCCATGTCCGGCATCTGCGCCGTCCTCAAAGACGACACCCTCTACGTCTTCGACGAAATCATGCTCACTGGTGGCGCCACCACCTGGGACTTCGCCGAAGAAGTCACCCGCCGCTTCGGCGTGGATCGCCGCGTCATCGCATGTCCCGACCCCACCGGCGGCGCTCGCAAAACCTCCGGCGTGGGACTTACCGACCACAACATCCTCCGCCGCAGCGGTTTTAACGTCTCCAGCCCCAAAGCCCCCTGGAAAATCCGCGACAAAATCACCGCCGTCAACACCGCCCTCTTGGATGCGACTGGAACACGCCGCACCTACATCCACCCCCGCTGCAAAGAACTAATCAAGTCCCTCCGCACCCTCACCTACGCCCCTGGAACTGGCCTCCCCAACAAAAACCTAGGCGTAGACCACGCTTTCGACGCCTTCGGCTACCTCTGCCTCCAACAATTCAACCTCGCCAAACACGGCACCCTCGGCCAAACCTCCTACCGCCTCTACTAACCCTCCGTAGACTGCAGAAAAGCCCGCAAAACATGGCCAAGAAACCTACAAAAGGCCAGAAAAAGGTCGAAAAGGTCATGTCCGAATACTCTGCTGGAACCCTTAAATCCAGCTCGGGCAAAAAAGTGACCTCCCGCAAGCAGGCAATCGCCATTGCCCTCAGCGAAGCAGGCATGGCGCGCAAAAAACCCACCAAAAAGGGAGGCAAAAAGTAATGGCCGCCAAGAAAAAGGGCCTTTACGCCAACATCGCAGCCAAACGCAAGCGCATCGAAGCCGGCAGCGGCGAAAAAATGCGTAAGCCTGGCACCAAAGGCGCCCCCACCGATGCCGCCTTCAAAGCCGCGGCCAAAACCGCCAAAAAACCCAAAAAACGGAGCAAGTAACCATGGCCGCCGTCTCTATCACCGCCAAAGACCGCTTCACCAACCTCGTGGAATACACCGGCGCCACCATGGACGCCGTCAACGAGTGGTTCGAAGTCCCTGCTGAGTCCTCTAGCTATACCTTTGCCGCCACCGTTACAGGCAGCGCCAACTTCAAACTCGCCTTGGAGTGCAGCTTCAACAGCACGTGGTTCACTATTGACACCGCAAAAACCATCAACTCAGCTGGCACCTACGTTTACTTCTACGACGGCAAATCCGCCGCCAAAATCCGTATGCGAATCTCAGAAGTAAACTCTGGCACCCCAGACGTCGTCCCCTACATCGCCGTCGCCTACCACGGCTAATCCCATGGAAATCACCTCCGTAATGCTTGACGCGATCTTCGCCGTCAAGGGCAAGCGCAACCCAAATCTCTGGGACCCCCGCTGCGCC